CTTTGATAACTGCACTGGATTTTGGTTTGATAATGGAGTCACTCATGAAGCACTAAATAGTTCATCTGAAAATCGTTTTCATTTTATTGTTCATGGTGGTTCAAACAAAGAAAGAATTTAATTAATGAAACGGTCTATGGTCAAACATTTTGGTAAGGACGTATTAAGGGAATTGGATTAATGAAAAACTTTGAAGATTTCAAAAGTCTTTGGATAAAAGAATCTTCTGATATAAAAATAAAAAAAAATACAAAAAATCTTGTTTTCATTATAATGTATCCTGATAATGTAGAATGGGATTTTGGTGTAGAGAAACAAACACAAACGACATGTTTGCAAACTTCTGGTGGCCTTACTGGAGCAGGAACCGGCCACAATCAAATACTTTGTTATACAAGTGAAATATTTAATATTCTTAATGATTGTGACGAATACACTCATGCTATGATTGTAACTGTTGGTATGACTTTTTCTATGACTGCATTTAAAACTTCAATTGAAAGTTTTTATGATTTTGCAAAGGAAACAACAAAATGGTGTAAAGGACATATAATTGCAAAACCTGATAAACCAGCATATTTACATCATCAACATGTAGAAATAAATCTTGATGTGTGGAGAGAATTAAAAAAACCATTTATTTTTGAGAAATGGAAAAATTATGAAAAATCAGATAAAAATTATCACGATGATTATACTCCACATTGGATAACACCAGAGAACATACCAACTGTTTTTAATTTTGATGATAACGATAGAAGAGTTAAATCATTCTCATATAATAATATACAAAATAGAACAAAAATTCAAAATAGAAATTGGAAAATTCTCAAGAACAGAAAAAAAGGATATTATGATGAATTAGATGATGATAATTATTTTAAAACAACCTGTGATAGATTAAAAAGTACATTCTATGTTGAAAACACTATGAGTTTAGGATCAATTTCTGAGAATTTACCTGATGAAAAATTTGATATTATTTTTTCACCAACAGCTGGTTATGTGACAGAAGTTTTAATTGAAAAATTAAATTTTAATGGAGAGATTGTATTTTATGATTATACTCAAAACAATGTTACAATTAAAGAGAACATTGTTGAAATGAATATGTCTATGGAAGAAATAAAAAAATATTCTGGATATATAAATCAATCGTTTAATTTTACAAAAAATATATCTCAAAGTTCGCAAGCTAATATTTTGCATAACAGAGCAAAAACATACGGTGACTTTGAGTATCTTAGAACTCTTCAGAAAAAAATGAGAGACACATATGATATAGAATATTGGATAATGGATTTAATAAAACCTGATTATAAAAAACTTAAAAACAAAATTGAGGGTAAAAAAGTTTTATTTAATACTAGTAATATTTTTAGTTATCATATTTCACATTCAGTTTATACTTTAGATGCATTAGTTAGGTCTTTTAATATACTACACAAGACACTTAGCTATTCAGAATATTATCTGTTCATGGGAACTAGACCAACTAAACAACATCTACAATATTTCAGTAAGAGATAACATCTAATGATAATAGAAAATAAAATTCCGGTATCTAATGAGTTGGATAAAAAATATAATGCATCCAGTATATATGAACCAAAACTTGAAAAAAACTTTTTTGAATTTACTCTAGAAGAATTGGGTTTGCCATCAGCTGAGTGGTTATATAAACAGACTCTAAAAATATCCGATGAGATTGGAGGCATAAAGGGATGGCAAAAAAACAATAAAGAATCAGAAAAATACAAAGGGTTTAGTATTTGTATAAATCCAGATGGAGATGAACATCTTCAAAGTCCATATGCAAGTCTTGGTCATCCAGAATTGAACTGGGCTTATTCGCGAAACAATAATCCTAATCCTCCTTGGGAAACTGACAAAGACACTTATTATGATACATATGGATTTAATACGGTTCATCCTGTTGTTCAAAAACATTACAAAGAATTTCTAGATTGTTTTGATTTACAACCCACAAGGTCAAGAGTTATGTGGGCACATCCAGGATATGAACAAAATTGGCATTTAGATGAAATTATGTGGTCTGCAATTAGATTTAATATTCCTTTAATTACAGAACCATCATATGTTTTAGAAATTGATGGTACAGATGATTGGGGCAATTCTTTGACATTAACAAAACATTTGGAAGTTGGTAAAGTATATTTTTGGAACACTAAAATACAACATAGAGTTAGAGATACAGGTAATGCAACAAAACCAAGACTTCATATTGTTGCTGGATTCATGACTTGGTTTGAAAAAAAAGGAGGGGAATGGAAAAAAAATAAGTGGTTTGGTGTTCAACCTATAGACATGATAAAATCAAAGATGATTTTTCCTTATGCACCATGAAAATATTTGCAGTTAGAATAGGTGATAAGTATGGTCCAGAATATGAAAAATATTTGGAAAATAAATTATCCAAGTATGAAATTGTATGGATAAGAGAACCCTATAACCAAAAAGTAACTTTACAATGGAACAAGATGTGGGGAATGCAACTGGATATTGACGAACCAATTTGTATGATAGACATTGATATTTTGTTGATGAATGACTATGAAAAAATATTTGAGTATCCTGTAAATCCTGGCCAATTTATTGCAATGCCAGGTTGGTGGAGAGATACAATTAAAAATAACTATGTTATTAATGGTGGATTTTTTAAATACTATCCAAAAGATTGTCGTTATATCTTTGATAAATTTATGTCAAATATACATGGTTGGCAGAGATATTATATAGACAATAAAACCACTGCCGGTCCAGTAAATGGAGAACAATATTTTGTTGAAGATTCTGTTAAAGAAAGATTAGAACTTATTACGTTACCAGAAAGTTGGTTTACACGATGGGTTGTAAATGAAGATATTAATTATGGTAAGGATATGACTAAATGGCAGATTCAAATAACAAATAAATATAGAAAAATAACAGGAAATGATTATATTTATTTGGGTGGTGAATTTCATCCTGATATAAAATTTGTTCATTTTACACACAGAAACAACAAGCCACATGAATGGGAAGATTATAAAAATCATGCATAATTCTGTAGAGAATATAACATGGGAAGAAATTAAATTTATATGGGAAAAATATTTGTGGCCAAATAAAAAATCTGGAGTTAAACCATTTAATAAATGGACATGGAAATATCCGGGTAGATCTTTTGGTTCAAACTATGATATGAATGTATCTCCTGTTTTCTTTGGAATATATGAAGATGATAAACTTGTATCAGTCAACAGTTGTTATATGAGTAATGTTTGGGAAGATTCTATATATTTTAGATCAAGAGGTTTATGGACAGACCCAGAATGTCGTAGAAAGGGATATGCTTCTTTAATATTACTCGAAACTATAAAGTATGCAAAGGAAAATAATGGAACTTGGATATGGACGGTTCCTAGAAAAACTGCATTGCCTGCATATGAAAATGTAGGATTAAAACAATGGTCTAAATGGAAAAATGATTTAGAATATGGTCCAAATTGTATTGCAATAAAACAAATCTTATAAATATATAAAAAAAGGATACTTATATGGCCATACCCACAAGCAAATCAACATTTAAATCGTATTGCCTGAGAGCATTGGGTTCTGGTGTCATCGATATTAACGTATCAGATGATCAGGCAGATGATCGCATTGATGAAGCTCTTCAGTATTTTGCTCAATATCATTATGATGGCATTGAGAAAATGTATCTCAAACATCTAATTACTGAAGCAGATATTGCCCGAGGAAAAACAAATGTATCCACAATTGGAACTGATTCAGTAGATAGTACTATTACTGATACATTTCTAGAAGGTAGTAATTTTATTCCAATGCCTTCTGCTGTTGTGTCAGTGATACAGGTTTGGCCGTTTTCAGGTATAGGTGGTGGTTCTAGCATGTTTGATGTTCGTTACCAGTTGCGCCTTAATGACTTATATGACCTATCCTCTACTTCTATTGTTGAGTATCAGATGGCAATGGGTAATCTAGACCTTTTAGAACATATTCTTGTTGGTGAAAAACCAATTCGATTTAACCAACATCAAAATCGTCTTTACATTGACGGAGATTGGTCAAATGATTTTGTTGCTGGTGAAGATTATATCATTGCAGAATGTTATCGCAAAATAGACCCAGCAACATTCACAGATATTTTTGATGATATTTTCCTAAAAAGATATGCAACTGCTCTTATTAAGCAACAGTGGGGTGCAAACTTATCCAAGTTCAGTGGTATTGCTATGCTTGGTGGTGTTACTATGAATGGTGAAAGTATTTATTCACAAGCACAGGAAGAGATTAATAAGTTGGAAGAACAAATTCAACTTACGTTTGAATTGCCAGTTAATTATATGATAGGGTAATTTATGGCGGTTAATAAACATTTTCATTCGCCTGGACTTGCTGCTGCCACAGCTGACCAACCTCGTGCTTGGCAATGGCGTTCGCACTTGCAAGTGGAGAAATCTTTATATGCTGATTTAGTTGCAGAAGCTATTCATCATAGAGGACATTCTGTATTTTATCTTGATCGTACATTAGTTGCAGAAGACAATGTTTTTGGCGAAGATGCACTATCCAAATTTAATAAGCAAGCTTCCATTGAAATGTATATGGAAGATTCTTCTGGTGGTTATTCTGGCGAACTTGAATTGATGAATAAATTTGGTTTGCAGAACCTTAGTGAAGCAACCTTCGTTGTAAGTAAGAAAAAGTTTCAAGAAAAAACAAAACAAATAGAAATAGAAACGGCAACAGACTTAACATCGTCTGGTTCTATCCAATTAGAATCTGGTACAATTGCAATTTCTAGTAGTGAAGTATTTTATATTTCAAATGAAACTGATGCAACAGATTTGGATAGGCCATTAGAGGGTGATGTAATTTATCATCCAACTTTAAAGAAATTGTTTGAGATTAATTTTGTTGACCACGACGATCCTTTTCATCAATTAGACAGCAATCCAGTATACAAAATGCGTTGTCGTACATTTGATTATAGTTCTGAAGTGTTGGATACAGGTATTAGTGAAATTGATGCAATTGAAGATGCGCTTTCGACTTCAAGTTCTGAATACCAGATTCGTCTTGAAAGTGAATTTACAGTAACAGTTCTAACATCAGATAATATATCTCTTACATCAGATACAACTAATGTCACAGCAGATGCAACAGTAGCTGACATAGAGTCTTTGAATGTAATTAGTGGTAGTATACTACTTGAAACTGGTAGTAATCAATATATTATAACTGAAGAATATTATATTGGTGATTATGTGAATGACAAAACTGCACAAAATGAATTGTTTGATAAATTAGATGATGCAGTCTTAGATTTTTCAGAATCTAATCCATTTGGTGATGTAGGGAGTTTAAACTAATGACTACAGGTCAAATAATTACAGCTGAACAATCACTATATGCCAACTTGGTTGCAGAAGCAATTCAAATTCATGGCCATGATGTTCATTATATTGATAGAACTATTGTAGCAGAAGATAATGTTCTTGGAGAAGATACACTTTCAAAATTCAGCTCTTCTGCTAAAATTGAAATGTACGTTGAGAATGCTGAAGGTGGTTATTCCGGCGAACTTGAATTGATGAATAAATTTGGATTGCAAAATCTGAGTGATATAACCTTCGTTGTATCAAAAAATAGATTTCAAGAATTAACAAAACAAATTACAATTGAAAGTGGTACGGATACAACAGGTGGTGCTATACTTTTAGAATCTGGAACAATATCAATATCTACATTACAAGGTGAAACATATTACATTCTAAATGAAACTGATGCAACAGATTCAGATAGACCATTAGAAGGCGACTTAATTTATCACCCCATTTTGGAAAAATTGTTTATTGTTAATTTTGTTGATCATGATGCATCTTTTAATCAATTAGATAATAACCCTACATATAAATTACAATGTCGTACATTTGATTATAGTTCTGAAATGTTGGATACGGGCATTAGTGAAATTGATGCAATTGAAGACGCACTTTCAAATGCAAGTTCTGAATACCAGATTAGTCTTGAAAATGCAACAATTGTTGGACAATCATTAACTGTAGATCGAACATCTTATACTCTTGATATAACTAATGTTACTGTAGATGCTGCAACAATTAGTACAGATGATGATCCAGCATCGTTTGGTGGTAGTATACTACTTGAAACTGGTAGTGATGAATATATTATAACTGAAGACTACTATATTGGTGATTATGTAAATGACAAAACTGCGCAAAATGAATTGTTTGATAAATTAGATGATGCAGTCTTGGACTTCGCAGAATCTAATCCATTTGGTGATCCTACATGATTAATAACAATATTATTATAATAAATAACTATAGGAGAATATAGATGGCAAATCAATCACTTGGAATAGGCGGCGCAGCAGACGATGGAACTGGCGATAATCTACGTATAGCTGCTGATAAAATTAATGACAACTTCTTAGAGATTTATACTCTAATTGGAGATGCATCGTCTTTGACGAGTGGTATTAGTGCAACTGCGACAGTCGTGACTTTAACTGCGCCAACAATTACAGGTGTAGTTGCTGGAACGCAAACATCAGCAACAATTACAACTCTAACAGGAACTACTTTTAATGCTGGAACTCTTGCATTAGCTGCTGGTTCTATTACAGATAGTTCTGGTGCAATTTCTTTTGGTAATGAGAATCTAACAACAACAGGGACAATTACTGGTGATGTTACAGGCGATGTTACAGGTGATGTTACAGGTAACGCAGATACCGCAACTACACTCGCGACGGCCAGAACAATTGGTGGAACCTCATTTGATGGTAGTGCTAATATTGCGGTAGGTTTATCGGCAACTTCAACTATATTAGCAACTGCAAGAACTATTGGTGGCGTATCATTTAATGGTTCTGCTAATATTAACTTACCTGGCGTAAATTCTGCTGGTAACCAATCAACTTCTGGTCTTGCTGCAACAGCAACAATACTTGAGACTGCTAGAACAATTGGTGGAACCTCATTTGATGGTAGTGCTAACATTGCTGTCGGACTTGCCGCAACCGCAACAGCACTTGCTACTGCTAGAACTATTGGTGGAACCTCATTTGATGGTACAGCAAATATTGCTGTAGGACTTGCTGCAGCTGCAACAGCATTAGCAACTGCTAGAACAATTGGTGGTGTATCATTTGATGGTAGTGCTAATATCAATTTGCCCGGTGTAAATGCTGCTGGTAACCAATCAACTTCTGGTCTTGCTGCAACAGCAACAGCATTAGCAACTGCTAGAACTATTGGTGGAACCTCATTTGATGGTACAGCAAATATTGCTGTAGGACTTGCTGCAACTGCTACAGCTCTTGCGACTGCAAGAACTATTGGTGGAACTAGTTTTGATGGCACTGGAAACATTGCAGTTGCTTTGGCATCTGTTGGTACTGCTGTTACAGTAGCAGATGAATCAAGTGATACAACTTGTTTTCCATTATTTGCAACTGCTGCAACAGGTGATTTGCCCCCGAAGAGTGGTTCTAATCTAACTTTTAATGCTAGTAGTGGTTTATTGACTGCAACACTATTTGCTGGTGCGTTAACAGGTAACGTAACTGGTAACGCATCTGGAACTGCTGCTACGGTTACTGGAGCAGCTCAAACAAATATTACTTCAGTAGGAACTCTTACTGCATTACAAGTAGATAATCTTAATATAAATGGTAATACATTAAGTTCAACTGCTGGTACTGACTTGTTAATTACGCCACTTTCTGGACAACAGATTGTTCTTGATGGTGCTATTATCATTGATGCTGGTGTAGTTACTGGTGCAACAAGTATTACATCAACGGCTTTTGTTGGTGATGTTACAGGTAATGCTGATACAGCAACTACACTTGCAACAGCAAGGACTATTGGTGGTACATCATTCAATGGTTCGGCAAATATTGCTGTAGGACTAGCGGCGACGGCAACCGCATTAGCTACAGCAAGAACAATTGGTGGAACATCATTTGATGGTACAGCTAATATCGCAGTTGGTCTTGCTGCAACAGCAACCGCATTAGCTACAGCAAGAACTATTGCTGGTGTAAGTTTTAACGGTACTGCAAATATTACTCTTGCTTCAACAGACTTAACAGACGTTACAGCAACTGCTGTTGAACTTAATATTTTAGATGCAAGTGCTGGTAATACTGCTGTTGCTTCTGATGTTGCATCAAGCGCAGGTGCAGTCACATCAAACAATTTTAAAATTAAACACACTCTTACGTTAGCTGCTACATTAGCTGATGATGCAGAACATGCAGATGTTGTAATTACAAGTGATAAAGTATTAGCTACATCTGTTGTGTTAGCAAATGCAAGTATAGATGTTCATGTAGATGTTCATACAGTAGTAGCTGGGTCATTTAAAGTTCGTATTACTAATAAATCTGGTGCTACATTAGCAGACGACTCTACTATGATTTTGAATTATAGAATAGTATAGGAGAATTTAAATGGCAAATAAATTAGTTGGAATAGGCAACGCAGCAGACGATGGAACTGGAGATACTTTAAGAGTATCTTTCGATAAAATTAATGACAACTTCTTAGAGATTTATACTCTAATTGGAGATGAATCGTCTTTGACGAGTGGTATTAGTGCAACTGCGACATCAGTAACTTTAACTGCGCCAACAATTACAGGTGTAGTTGCTGGAACGCAAACATCTGCTACTATTACAACTTTAACAGGAACTACGTTTAATGCTGGAACTCTTGCATTAGCTGCTGGTTCTATTACAGATAGTTCTGGAACCATTAATTTCGGTAATGATAATCTAACAACAACAGGAAATATTAGTGGTAATGTTACAGGTAACGCAGATACCGCAACAGCACTTGCGACTGCGAGAAATATTGGTGGAACCTCATTTGATGGTAGTGCTAACATTGCTGTAGGACTTGCTACAACTGCCACAACTCTTGCAACTGCTAGAACTATTGGCGGTGTTTCGTTTGACGGTAGTGCCAACATTAATCTACCGGGTGTAAATGCTGCTGGTAACCAATCAACTTCTGGACTTGCTGCAACTGCAACAGCACTTGCGACTTCTAGAACTATTGGCGGTGTTTCGTTTGACGGTAGTGCTAATATAAATCTGCCCGGTGTAAATGCATCTGGTAACCAATCAACTTCTGGACTTGCTGCAACTGCAACAGCACTTGCGACTGCTAGAACTATCGGTGGAACAAGTTTTGACGGTAGTGCTAATATTGCGGTAGGACTTGCTGCAACTGCAACAGCACTTGCGACTGCTAGAACTATTGGTGGAACAAGTTTTGATGGGACTGCTAATATTGCGGTAGGACTTGCTGCAGAAGCAACCATACTAGAAACTGCTAGAACTATCGGTGGA